TATCGTGAGCGTACTGCGGGAAGGGGAAGCTCTATCTCGCGCTCAGGGCTTTTAACGCCAAGTATCTGCGCAGGCCAGGCCCAACCTGTCGGTCCAATGTGATCCGACGCGCAGCCCGAATTGTCTCTGAAATTCGTTAGCGGCTCTCGAGAGCGATCCGCGTCTAAGACCCCAACAGGGGCAGGACCGCACCAAAGACGCGGTCCTTAGCCATCTGCAAATTCACCTCCTACCCGCAGGAGATTCCCATGAGCACCATTCCCGCGCCCGCCCGCCGAGGCTTGATCCCGGCTGTCTCTGGCCTGTTTTCAGCAGTTTCGCGCCCGGCCTCCTGGATCAATCTTGATCGCATCGCCATTGGCCTCGTCTTCTTCGCGGGCGTCGTCACGATCCTGAAAAAGAATGGCGTCGATGTCCCGAGCTTCATGGTGCTGTTCGGCTGCTCTCTCGGCATCGCCGGTCTGCTCTATGAAATGAGCGCGTCCCGCTCGATGATGCGCGCTTTCTGGGAAGCTAAGCCGTTCTCGATGTTCTGCAACCTGACCATCTGGGTTGCGGCTTTCTCGTTCTCGATCTTCAACTGGATCGGCGCTGCGGCTGAAGGACAGGCGGAGAAGACGAACATCCAGAAAGCGGCCTTCGTGCACTCGGCCGATGCGCGCACGCGTCTCGACATGGCCCAAGACGCCTTGAAGAAAGCCCGCAACGCCGCCCAGGAGAAGCACAACGCGGCCTGGGAAACCATCCCTGTCGTCGACGGTCAGAAGATCACCGACCGCGGTCAGGCCGAAGCGGCAATTGCGAAGGTAAAGTCGAACACCCGCTACTGGAATCTGACGAACGAGTGCCAGACGACCAAAGGCCCTCAGACGCGGAAGTTCTGCGCCGACTACAACGACGCGAAGGCCGCGCTCTCTTGGGCCGATACGCACCCGGCCTTGATTGAAGCAGCCGACGCGGCAGACCAGGACGTCAAACGTCTTGAGCAGGAAGTCGCCAATGCCCGTCACGAAGCATCGAGCACGAAGGTTGTGACCTCAGAAGATCGCGCCGATCTGTTCATGCTGACGGACTGGGGCGGGATGAGCGAGTCCCGCGCACAGCAGTTGACGGGCCTGATCTCGGTTCTCGTCATTTCTGTCTTCATCTCATTCGGTTCGATGCGCGATGAGGCGGCGCGTTTGACGGCGGAAGGTCCGCGCCAGAGATGGGCCTTCTTCTCCCGTGCCTATCGCTGGGCCTATCGCAAGGTCTGGGGCCATGAGCCCGACAACACGACCTATGTGACGAACTACCTTGATCCGCGTGGCGCCGAAGCTCTTGCGGCCGTGGCGAAAGACCGGGAGCGTCTTTCTCAGGCCGCGCGCGCCGCTCAGAGCCGTCTCAACCCGCAGGTGTTCGCATGAACCTGAACCAGCTTGATATCCGGCAGGTCGCCCAACTGGCCGGCCGGATCATCATCGCCATCGGGCTTGCGATGTTCTTCTTCAACGTCAACCTCGGTGTCCAGATGTTTGCGCATCCGGGCATCGAGGTGGCGGCCGCTGGCTGGCTGCTCAAGGGCATCTGACCTTGGCCATTTCGCTCAAGCACAGATATCAGAGCAACATCGCCGACAGTACGGCGCCAGATGACAATACCAAGATCAAGCCGTCACACTGGAATTCTGAGCACGATCTGGTTCTATCGCAGGCCGGTGTTGTCGTCGGCCGGAAGACGACCGGGCCGGGAACCGCAGAAGAGCTTTCCTCAGCAGACCTGGCTGCAATCTTAGACGGGAAGTTCCTAAAAGACGACGCTCTCCCCTGGGTTATCGCAGCACATAACGGCGTTCCTGGAAACGGGACTGACCAGACGGCAGCTCTTCAGGCCATTATAGATGGCCTGCCCGCTGAAGGCGGCCAAATCCTGCTCTCCGGCGATGTCCGGTGGACCACGTTATCCGCCTATCAGCGGCGGAACATCCGCTTTATCGGCATCGGCGGATACGGTGCCGGGGCAGCTCAACGCACAACATTCAGATGCACGTCGGGCGCTCTCGGAAGTGGGGTACCGGCGTTCAACCTCAAGCAGACGATGAACGTCAGCTTCGAGCAGCTCGTCATCACCAACTCGAACGCGGCATTCACCGGCACGTTGCTGGACTACGGCGATCTGACTTCCGGCAGTGCACTGATGACGCTGCGGGAATGCATTCTCAATGTATCGAGCAACACAAGCGGCGCGCGCGGCATCAATCTCTATGGGACGACGCAGGGCACGTTTGATCGTGTTAAGTTTGCTGGCGCCAGAACGCTTATCCAGATGCAGAATGCGACGGGCGTAGGCTTCTGCAACAATCATAATTTCCGCTCCTGCTCTTTCAACCCGACGGGTTCGTCATGGCCGGTCGTGGGTTCTGGGGAAGGGATCAGCTTTATCTCGTGCAACGTCCAGGCAAGTTCTGGCGATGGACTCGGACGCTTCTGGAGTACGGACCTCACGCAACAGTTTCGCGGCGTCAACATCATCGGGTGCACGTTCTATGATGTTCTGACGACCGGCGGAATCTGGTGCAACTTCTACACCGGGAATGGCCTCAACATCATCGGTAACATGATGGGGGGCGCGGCCGACATAACGAGCGGCAACAACTATGGAATGCAAATTGGTGGCGGCACTGCCGGTGTTAGCGGTTCCCCCCTCGGAGTAACTGGCGGCTGCATTATCGGAAATGAGTTCCGCTATATGACAGCCGCAATCTCATTTGGCGGCACGGCGGGAACCTATAACAACGTTCGGTCCATGCAGATCGGAGCGAATTCATGCTTCGGGTCTCTGACTCCGAGCGGCAGCACGTTGCTCTACAGCAGCGGCAGTTCGGCAGATAACATCGTTTGGCTGTCTTCTGAGCAGGGCAGCACTCTGGTCAATCGCGCTCTGTCAGCTCTCTCCGGGTTGACGCCAGCCGCCAATAAGCTCCCGTATTTCGATGGGGTGGGGTCAGCGGCCCTGGCAGACATCACGTCCTTTGCGCGGACGCTGCTTGCGGCTTCGACATCGGCCGCCGCGGCAACGGCGCTCGGTATCCGGGAAGTTCTGACAGCGAACCGGACCTATTATGTCGATAAGACCCTGGGCAATAATTCAAACGACGGATTAGCAGCTGGGTCGGGGCGGGCATTTGCGACAATTCAGAAGGCAATCGATACCGCGTGCGGCCTCGATCTCGGAATTTATTCCGTAACGATCAACATCGCGGGTGCGACCGGATACGGAGCCTTTGGACTTAAGAACTACGTCGGCGTTGGCCCGATCAACATTATCGGCGACACAACCACTCCTTCGAATGTCGATCTCAGCGGCTCATCGGCAAACATTACAGGGGCAGGATGGAACGCCTCATATGTCGTCAAAGGCATGAAGATCGCGAATTCGGCCGGCAACGGCATCGCACTGAATGGTCCAGGTTCGCTTGCGATCGACAATATGGAACTCGGAGCATGCACAGGTGCTCACATCCGTGCGGACTATTACTGCCGCGTTAGCGCAATATCGGGGAATATCAAGATCTCTGGTAATGCGGGTTTCGGCTATCTTTCCGGCTATGGCGCCCAGATTGATCTTAATAACTCGACGGTCACCTACTCGGCGAATGTCGCCTACGGCACTGCGCACTGCTACGCCCAACATATGGGCATGGTGAACGTGCAGAGCGTGACATTCTCACTCGGTGCCAACACGGTCACAGGCCAGCGGTACAACGCCTATGGAATGGGCTACGTCAATTCGAACGGAGCGGGCGCGAGTTTCATTCCCGGGTCGACAGCCGGCGCGACGAGCGGGGGCGGCGTCTATAACTGATGATCGACCAGGCAAGAACAACAGCCTTCCAACCGGATGCCTTCCAGTTCGACGCGTTCCAGATTTTTGATGAAACGACCATAGACGACGGCATCACGAAGACCATTGTTCCGTCCAAGTTCATCACCACGGCACTGACTAACCACGACGGCATCACGACCTCAAAGCCTCTGCCCATAAACATTACGAGTTAACCCCGCGGGCAACCGCGCCACTGCAGGACGAACCCGATGGCACGCCCGAGTAAAGGCGGCATCAGGGGTGCGAGATTAAACCCGCAACAGACGGACCGCACCCGAGCCGCCATTCAGACCACACAGATCGCCAAACGTCTGAACCAATTCATTCTTGGTGAGAAAAACCAAGGCAAGGTTGTGGAGATGACGCCAGCGCAAGTCACTGCTGCGCTTGGTCTTTTGAAAAAGACGATTCCCGATCTTCAGAGCATCGAAGGGACCATGAATTTGAACCACCGCCACGAAGATGCACTCATGGAGCTCGAGTGAGCACGCTATCCGACCGCGAGCGCGCCGTACGGCAGAAGCTCAAGGACGATTTTGAGCACTACAGCGCCAAGTGTCTGCGCATCCGCACCAAGGCTGGTGACGTCAACGCCTTCCGACTCAATAGGTCACAGCGCTATTTGCATGAGCGCCTCGAAAAGCAACTCAGAGAAAAGGGGAAGGTCCGCGCCCTCGTGCTCAAAGGGCGGCAGGTTGGAATCTCCACTTACATCGGCGGCCGCTTCTACTGGAAGATCACGCACAAATTTGGCGTGCGCGCATTCATTCTGACGCATCTCGATACGGCCTCTGACAACCTATTCGGGATGGCGCGCAGGTTTCACGAAGGCTGTCCTGATCTCGTTCGGCCCGAGACCGGCAAGGCCAACGCCAAGGAATTGTCATTTGCGAAGCTCGATAGCGGCTACAAGGTCGCGACGGCAGGGAGCGCGGAAGTCGGACGCTCAGAGACGATTCAGCTGTTTCATGGGTCAGAGGTCGCGTTCTGGCCCAACGCTGAGAACCATTCCGCTGGCATCGGGCAGGCGATAGCCAACGCGCCGTACACCGAAGACATCAGGGAGAGCACGGCCAACGGAATTGGAAACAGTTTCTATTCGCAATGGAAGGCCGCAGAGCGCGGCGACAGCGAATACGAAGCGATCTTCATTCCGTGGTTCTGGCACGAGGAATACTCAACCGCTCCACCAGCCGGTTGGGAGCCGCCAATTGCGTTTCTCGATTATGAGCAGGCGCACGGCCTAACCCGTGATCAAACCTATTGGGCGTGGCTCAAGAACCGCGATATGGCGACAATCGCAGGTGGTTCACCTGACGAGCCATGCTGGAAGTTCAAGCAAGAATATCCGTCCACAGCCGAAGAAGCATTCCAGACAGCAGGCGATCTTGCCTTCATCGAGCCGGTCAAGGTTCTGAAAGCGCGCAAGGCCAATGTCGAAGGGTATGGACCAATCATCCTGGGTGTGGACCCAGCTCGAGGTGGCGGAGACAAAACGGGTCTGATTGACCGGCAGGGGCGAAGAATGGGAGCTCATGTCTGCCGGCGCATCGACAACAACGATCTGATGGCGACCGCCGGAGATATCCAACGCGAGGTTAAACGCCTTCTGCCGATTGGGCTGAAGAAGGTGGTGATCGACACGACGGGGCTTGGCGCCGGACTCTATGACCGGCTGCGCGAAATCCTCGGTGACCTCGTTGAGGGTGTGAACTTCGGCAATCGCGCGTTCGATCCCGCCGCATATGCGAACCGTCGCGCGGAGATGTGGGACGGGTTGCGAGCATGGTTCGACGATCCGGCCGGTGTGCAGGTTCCAGACGAGGACGTATTCCAGGGCGACGTCTGCGCTCCGCAACGAGGCAACGGCGCGACCCGGTTCAATTCCTCCGGGCAATTGATCTTGGAGCCCAAGGACAAGATCAGGGAACGACTGCTGTTCTCTCCTGATCTTGGTGACGCGGCCGCTCTGACATTTGCAGTCGATATGAGCCTTCTGGACGAGCCTACCGAAGACAATGAACGCAGCTATGGCGACGGCGCCTGGATGGGAATGTGATGGACAAGCAAAGCCTCACGGATTTGATCGCCAAAGCCATCGAAAGCATGCCGGCGGCAAACGTGGCAATCGAACGTCTCGAACAATCTTACGATGCAACCAGGGATGCCAACCGCGTCCGCGTGGAGATCACGTTTGATCTACGATAACGCAGCATCAATGCAGCCGCAGAGTTCCGAGACAGTGACGGTTCAGCCGTCAGCGTCGCAGGCGCCACCGGCGGAAGATATCGTCTCGCTTGTCCGCAAGCGGTTAACCCGCGCCTACACGCATGACAAAGACAACCGCGACGAAGCGGCGTCAGACATGCGCTTTCTCGCCGGTGACCAGTGGTCCGAATATGCCAAGCAGGCGCGGGTTAACCGGCCGATGCTCACGGTCAACAAGCTTCCGCAGTTCCTGCACCAGGTGACGAACGATATCCGGCAGAACGCGCCGGTGATCAAAGCAACGCCCGTGGACGGTGAGAGCGACCCGCAGCTGGCCAAGACCTTCGACGGCATCATTTCCGACATCCAGTACCGTTCGAGCGCCAAGCATGTCTATGCGACCGCAGCCTATCATGCCGCGGCTTGCGGCATTGGGCATTGGCGCGTCAAAACCAAATACGTCGAAGACGACGGGTTCGATCAAGAGATAACGATTGAGCTTATCCCTTACCCGCTTTCGGTTTATTGGGACCCAGCCTCGGTCAAACCGGATCGGTCCGACGCCATGTGGTGCATCGTCGTCGAGATGATGCCGAAGGATGACTTCGAGGATAAATATCCAGACGCGCAGCCGGCGAGTGTCGATGCGCTCCGGTCATCCAATACGATCAACGGGTCGGCGTCGTCGATATTCTGGGCGCATGGCGACCATGTGCTGATTGCAGAATACTGGTGCAAGAAACCGCAGAAGAAGACGATCGCGGCGTTCCAGAGCGGAGCGACGGCCGACATCACTGGGCTTGACATGATCAAGCTATATCAACTGCAAAAGCAGTTCGGCCCAATCGTAAAGAAGCGGGAGGCTAAAGGGCACCGCATCGAGCAGAGCTTGGTCTCGGGTGTCGAAGTCCTTTCCGGCCCGCACATATGGCCGGGCAATCACTTTCCGATTATCGCGGTTATCGGGACGGAGATCCCGCTCGAGACGACGACCATCCGCCATGGCCTGCTGCGCAACGCCCGCGATCCGCAGCAGCTCTACAACTTCTATCGCTCGGCCGCCGCAGAACATATCGCGTTGAGCCCGAAGAGCCCGTATCTCGTGACAGACGAGATGATATCAAAGCACAAATCGGATTGGGATACACTCAACACCAAGAACCGTCCCTATCTGCGCTATACTCCGGATAATAAAGCGCCGGGGATGAAGCCGGATCGAATCAACGCGCCGGAACCGCCGCAGTCTCTTTGGCAAGAAGGCCAGATGGCGACCGACGATATCAAGGCGACGACGGGAATCTATGACGCCAGTCTCGGGGCACGAAGCAACGAGACGTCAGGAGTCGCCATCAAGCGCCGCGAAACACAGGGCGACACGGCCAATTTCCACTACCAGGACAACCTTCAGCGCTCAATCGAGCAGTGCGGCCGCGTTCTGATCGACCTCATACCGAAGATCTATGACAACGAACGAACAGCGCGGATGCTGGCTGAGGACGGGTCGGAACAGTTCATCCCGATCAACAAGACGCTCTACGACAACCAAGGCCAGCAGGTCATTGTCAACGATCTAAACCAAGGTCGCTTTGACGTGCGAGTGACGATCGGGCCAAGCTTCGCATCCAAGCGTCTTGAAGCGGCAAGCGCAATTGTCGAGTTGATGAAGGCGCTCCCGCCTGAATTGGCGCCGCTGCTTGCCGACATCGCCGTTAGAAACATGGATATTCCCGACGCTCAGGAGGCCGCGAAACGTCTCAAGGCCATGCTGCCGCCCCAGGCGCTGCAAGACCCGAATGCTCCGCCCCCGCCGCCAGATCCAGCACAACAGCAGGCGCAACAGATGCAAGCGTCTGCTGCGCAGACGCAGATCGCAGCCGATCAGGCCAAGGTCGAGGAAACTCGAGCCAAGACCGAACTGACACAGACGCAAACGCAGGGCGAGTACCTAGACAACCTGATCAAGCAGTCCCAGCTGCATGCGATGCCGTTCGATCATGCTGAACGCATGCACGGCATCGACGGCACGCATCTCGATAATGCTCTCAAGGTGCGGCAACTCATGGCTCCGTCAGAGCCCCCAGCTTCCGAGGCGTCCCAAGCCTCGCAGTAAAGACGTGCGTTCTTTCGCGGATTAGCCGCGCCACATCCCGGAGTTTTCCCACATGTCAGACACGACTCAACCGGCAGCGGAAACTGCCGCCACGCCTGTTGTTGACCCAAACGTTCAGGCCGAAACGCCTGCCACAACTTCCGAAACTACTGCGAAGCCGGCGTCTCCGCCGTCTTCTGAAGCACCTACCGAAGAGGGCAAAGCCGATCAACTCAGGGATGCAGAAGGCAAGTTCCTGCCGAAACATCCGCGCGTTGAAAAGCTGCAATCGACGATCAACGACCTCACCCGAGTCAAGCACGACACGGCGCGCGAGGTCGCAAATCTGAGAGCCGAAGCGGCCGAGCTTCATAAGCAGATCCATACTGCGGCCCAAATCGACCCGGCGGACTATCAAGGTCAACAGACCGATGCCATCCGCCGTGCGATCAAGGCCGAACGTCTGGAAGACACGGTTTCGAAAGTACGGGATTTGGAATCCCGGTCAGCGCAGACGACGCAGCAGATTATTGCTGCGCAGGTCGACGAAATGCGGGAGCATATCCCGGATATCGACAGCATCTTTCTCCCGACGGATCGAGGCGGACCGGCTATCAGTCACGCCATGGCGGAAGCGCTGTCACGCGTCGAAAATGGCGCGCTTGTCGCGTACCATCTGTTGAAGAACCCGCGCGACGCCGCGCGCCTCTGCCGCTCAGATGATGCCACCGTGTTTGTCGAGATCGGCAAACTCGCGGCGGGCGTCAAACCCTCCCCAACAAAACGCATCAGCCAAGCACCCGCACCCGTCAACACAGTGTCCGGTGGATCTTCAAAAAGTGCCGCAGTCGACCTCGCAACGGCCGATTACGAAACTTACAAGAAGATCCGCATGGGCACGTGACCGTGCTGGCGTGTTGGCTTTCCTGATAGGAACAAACCCTAATGGCCAACTCCACAAATACCCTGATCACCCCGAGCGTCATCGCAAAAGAAAGCCTGATGCAGCTCGAGAACAACCTCGTGATGGGCCAGCTTGTCCATCGCGACTTCGCCAAAGAGTTCACGAAGGTCGGCGACACCGTTTCCATTCGAAAGCCCGTGAAGTTCCGCTCGTCGAGCGGTGCGACCCGTGTCTCGTCCGACGTGGTCGAAGGCACAGTGCCGATCGTCATGAACAAGCAGCAGCACGTGTCTTGGGATTTCTTGTCCAAGGACCTGACGCTCACGGTCGAGGATTACTCGGAACGCTACATCAAGCCCGCCATGATAGAGCTGGCCCAGTACGTCGAATGCTCGTTGATGGGGCTTTACACGAGTGTGCCAATGTGGACGGGAACCGCCGGCAACACGCCGTCGACCTTCCTTACACTCGGTGGCGCGCGTCAGAAGCTTGTTGAGCACGCCGCACCCCAAGACACGCTCAACGCTGTCCTTGACCCTGCCGCATCATTGAACGTCGCAAACGATCTTAAGACGCTCTTCACGCAGCAGAAGACACAGACGGCATTGGAGCGTGTCAAGATCGGCAAGTATGCCGGGTTTGACACGTACGAAAGCGCATCGATCATCAAGCACACGGTCGGAGCGTTCGCCGGTTCTCCGATCGTCGATGGCGCCAATCAGCACTCAAACGCAGCTCCGCAGGCCAATTCTCAGACGATCGTGACGAAGGGCTGGTCAAACAGCATCACGGGCGTTCTGAAGGCTGGCGATGTCATCACCTTCACGGGTGTCAATGACATCAACCCGAAGACCTATCAGGACTTGGGGTACAAGAAGCAGTTCGTGGTTCTGGCAGATGCCAACTCCGGCGCTTCGACCGGACCCGCGACATTGACGATCTCTCCGGCGATCGTCACGTCAGGGCCCTATCAGAACGTCACTGCGGCGCCGGCGGATACGGCGCCAATCCAGGTGGTTACCGGCACCGCGTCGACGGCTTATGCGCAGAACCTCTGCTTCCATAAGAACGCCTTCGCGCTCGTTATGGCCGATCTCGATCTGCCGGACGGTGCAGCTTTCAAAGCGCGGCAGTCGGCTAATAACCTCTCGGTACGCGTCGTCAAGGATTACGACATCGATCTCGATCGGGACATCATCCGGCTCGACATCCTGTTCGGTATCAAGACGATCTATCCGGAACTCGCCGTGCGGCTGACCGGCTGATGAGCCCTATCAGCAATAACAGCCTGATCAATGGCACGGGGGCGGATGATCCGCCCCCGTTTTCACCGGAGAAACAGATGCAGCACCCACGAATGGTTTGGCGGGCAGTAGCGCCAGATTCCATCCTCAAAAATATCGAGGTCATGGAAGGACAGCGTTACGAGTTCCGCGTGTTCGATCTTCCGGAAGGATCTCCGGTGCCGGAAGGCTGGTCGCAAGCACCGTGGATTGAGGCGGCCGCGCTTGGCACGGATACGCCGGCGGAATCGACCGCAGAAGAGCCGAAGAAGAAGCGCGCCAAGTCCACAGAACCGGTGACCGATGTCAACGGCAACTGAGATTTCGACCAAGGCGCTGAAGCGGATCAACGTGATTGCATCGGATGAAACGCCATCCGCCGCAGATGTTTCCGACGGAACGGACGCCTTGAATGCGATGATCGCGAGTTGGGAGGCGGAAGGCCTGACAGGCGACGTGCTGCCGTTGGATGGTAGATTTGAGAAGGCGGTCACAGACCTTCTGGCGGTACAGCTTTGCGATTTCTACGGCAAGCAGCCGAGCGCGATCCTGATGCGCGACGCGGACCGCGGCTGGTCGCAGATCCAAGCGGCGTTTCTTGCGACACCGGAAGCAAGTTTTGATCCAGCACTGATCGGTACGACCTATCGCCGGCAGACGGGCGGAAACCAGAATTATCTGCCATGGCAGGGCAGCACGGACTACGAACTTCGTGATTTCCGCATCAATGGAGCCAACATCTACGAATGCATAGTAGCGGGCACTTCCGCAGCAACCGGCGGCCCGTCGAGCACGTCTAGCGACATAACGGACGGCACTGTGCATTGGTGCTGGCGCATGGTTAGCGGCTGATGCCCCTCGTTCCCCTGACGCTTCCCTCGGGCTCGACCAAGGCCAAGTTCAATCAAGGCGGCTCAGCCCGGATTATCAATGGGTATATCTCGCCCATAGGTGAAGAAGGGAAAGTTCAAAGGGCTGTCTATGCGTCGGACGGCTTGCAGGGTTTCTGTCTTCTGCAAGGGGTGGCATCTAATCTCGGATGCAGGGCCGCTATCAATCTCGACGACGTGGCGCTCTACGTCGTGGCCGGGACCGGGCTCTACAAGGTCACGCCTTCAGGCGCACAAACCCTCATCGGGTCCATGAACATATCTTTGACCGCTCCGGTGTTCATGGCGCGGAACCGCCGGGCAGTGCCGGATATCGGCATCGTCTGCGATGGGCTGATGTTCTACTGCCGGGGTGATGTCCTGACGCAAGTGACGGACCCGGACTTGCTTGCTCCGACCTCGCTCGACTTCTCGGATGGGTATTTCGGAATCACCACGGCGCAGAATGCTTGGCAGGTCGGCGCCATCGACGATGCATCAGCATGGGACGGGCTCGACTTTGCGACGGCCGATGCCGATCCGGACTCGCTTATCTGCATCAAAGCGCTGCAGGCTCAGTTCTATCTCTTTGGACAAGCGACGATTGAAGTGCATCAGGACACCGGCAACGCCGATTTCCCCTATGCCCGGTCGTTTGTCATTCCGATTGGCTTCTATGCGGCAAACTCGATTGCCAAAGTCGCCGAGACGATGGCGTTCATTGCTCACGATCGAACGGTACGAATGCTGACGGGCGGAGATGAACCGGCAATCATCTCAGCTCCAGATGTCGAGAGAGACATTCAATCTGTGTCCGATCCCGCGACGATCTACGGCACGTCGTGGGTTTCAAACGGGCACACGTTCTACAAACTCTCCTGCCCGGACTGGACGTGGGTTTACGACACGCGGACGCAGAAGTGGCACGAGCGGCAGACCTACGGCCGCAAGAACTGGCGGATTTCATTTGTCGTCCAGTTCGGGACGCGATTGATTGCGGGAGATACGGCAACCGGCTCTCTCTTTGAAATGGGGCCGCAGTTTCTTGACGACGCAGGCGATCCCCTCGTTACCACGGTGACGTTCCCCACCATGACGGCGTTCCCCTATCGCACCACGCACAATGCTCTCGTCATTGACGTACAAAGAGGCGTCGGAACAGGGCAGGGCGACGACCAGGACGTTGACCCGGAACTGATGGTTGAATGGTCTCATGATGGTGGCGAGACGTTCCACGCGCAACGGATGCTGAAGCTTGGTCAGATGGGCCGCAACCTGACGCGGGTTCGCACGCATCGGCTGGGGCAAGCTCCGGAGAACGGGCGGGTCTATCGCCTTTCATGGTCGGCAAAGGTCGATAGAGCGCTTTATGCCGCTGCTGTGGATCTCGAACGGAACGCTGCCTGATGGCGGAAAAAACCGTATTGCAACCGCCTCCGCCACGGGCATTGACGGGCTCCGATGGCAAGGTATCGGCGCATTTCTATCAATGGCTGCAGAGTATGCAGCAGGGCGTTGAGAGCACGATAGCGGCTCTGTTCAAAGCGGCGACGTCCGCAGATTATTGGAGTGCCGCGACGGGAGCGCTAGCACTTACACCAGATGCCGTCTGGGCCTCGACAGGCTATGTCGCTCTCACAGATGCGGCGACGATCACCGTGGATATGGCGACCGGGTTCAACTTCAACGTTTCGATTGCCGCGGATAGAGCGCTCGGCAATCCAACAAACGCGAAGGTTGGGCAATCTGGATGCTTCAAGGTAACGGCATCCGGGGGAGCACGAAATCTCACCGTTGGTGGAAACTACAAGAAGACGGCCGATGTCGCTTTCCCCGTCAACATCGCCTCAGGCCAGACAGCGTATGTCTTCTACTTTGTCGACACATCATCCCGCATTCTCATTACAGCCGTGGTGAACAACCCCGCATGATCCCTGGCGCGGTTCCAATCATTGCGAGCGGCGTTCCTGCCCCAAAACTTACGTATGTGGGAACCACAGCTAATGCGTCCGGAAGTTCGTTTGCGAACATTCCGATTGGAGATGCGCACCCAACTAGGGCGATTATTGTTTGTCTCGGCGTTGCGTGGGATCCAGGTAGTCCAGGGTTTGTCTTCACTGGGATTACCGTTGGCGGAATTACCGGCAGTCTCGTCATAGACAAGGCGCAAGGGTCATTCGCGCGGTCTTACGTGTTCATAACATCGGTGCCGACTGGAACGACGGAAACGATCTCTTTCACGGGATCAACACGCCCCAATCGATGCAATATCTTCAGCGTCTATGCTGTGAACTATCTCAAGAGCACGACAGCTGTTGCGACGGACATAGCAGGAGTTGGGGCGTCAAACGCATCAATATCACTAGATGTTCCCGTGAATGGAATAGCCGTGGCAAGCGCAATGAATGCACAGACAGGAACAACAGGCTATCCATCCGGGGGATGGAGCGGCGCGAATTTGGACAATAATACCACATTCGGGTCGGGATTGCTGAGCCGGATATTTACCTGTTGCGCAGGTAGCTTTGCCTCGCCAGTCGCTGTGGTTGGACATGGCATTTCCACAACGAACATGAGTTCTGGTGAAAGCACTGCTCTTTGCGGCGCATCCTTCCGCTAGCCTTCTCCCTCTGACTGAATAAGGAAATTATCGGATGTCGTTTTTCAGCGATTTCACGGGCGCTTCCGCGCGTTCCGATCTCAAGAAAGCGAAGACGAAGTCCGATGCGGCGCTGGCCTCAGGGTTCAATTCGCAGCAACAGGATTACACGACCGCTGCGAATTCCTTCGACCCCTATGTCCAGACTGGCAATGCTGCCAACACGTTCTACGGCAACGCGATCGGTCTCAATGGCGAAGACGCGCGCTCCTCGGCACAGCAGACCATTACCTCGGACCCGCTTTGGCAGGGCACGCTCGCCACAGATCAGAATGCTGCACTCAGGTCGCTCAATGCACGAGGGCTCGGCGCCTCGGGAGCGGCCGCACTAGCAGGACAGCGCGTGCTCTATCAGAACTACGACAACGTTCTGAGCCGCTACGCGAACCTCGGGTCGCAAGGGTTGAATGCGACGGGCCAGCAGGCCGGGGTCATTCAGGGACGGGGCAACAACGCCTTCAGCTACGGCGCGACGCAGGCCGGAAATGAGATCAATTACGGTAACGCCATGGCAGCGAACAGAAACACCGGGATCAATAATATTCTCGGTGCCGTCAGTGCTGCGACCGGCGCGTATAATTCTCTCTACAATACGGGGGTCAAGAAATAATGCCCTACGTTCCGCTTCCCTCCTATCAGGTCCCGGCCGGCATCAACTACGAGCCGGTGAACAACGCCTTCGCGCAGATCGGGAACACCAACCAGCGCAATGCGCTGATGGATTTCGAACGGCAGAAGTTCCAGGCGGAGAACACGCGCGCCGACAAGCAACTCGCCATTCAGCAGCAGCAGGCGGCGGACTCGCACCGCGCTAACGATCTCGACTTTTCATCGAACCTTGCTCGGCAGTCAGCCGGTATCGCACAGGCCGCAATTGCGGAACGCGATCCCGCGAAGAAAGCCGGGATGATGACCCAGCTCTATGCGCTGCACCCGGAATATAAATCACGCCTAGCTCAAGCCGGGGTCGATCCCAACGATTTCGACGGGACAGCAAACTTCATCGTCAGCCAGGCGAAGGGATATCAGAACCCGCTAGATGTGAAGTTGAAGGAGGCGCAGCTTGCCGGCGCCCAGACAGAGAATGCGGTGCGCGGCAAATCGTGGGGCGTCACGGGTCAGAACGTCTATGGTCAGCCGACTTACGGCATGGTGGACCTTACAAAGCCGAACGGCGGCATGCCCGCGGCACAGCCGCAACAGGCGGCCGCAGGATCGCTGCCACCAGGGCAAGGTCCGAGCGGCGATGACTACTTGAAGTCACTCCCGAAGCCGATGGCGGATCAGGTCAAAGCGATCGCTGAGGGCCGCATTCCAATCCCCGGAGGCTTCGCGCTCAAAACACCGTATTGGCAACAGATGATGACGCACGTCAGCCAGTACGATCCGTCATTCGATGCCGTGAACTACAATTCCCGGGCCAAAACCAGGAACGACTTCACGTCGGGCAAGAGCGCTCAAAACATCACGTCGTTCAATACGGCCATCGGGCATCTGGACGAGCTGGACCATGCGATCGATGGCCTCGGAAACAGCGACTACATGCCAGTGAACGCGGCATCGAACGCCACGGCGGGCGTGAACGCGGATCGGGCAAAGAAGCTCGCGGCATTCGGTACGGCCCGCAATGCGGTTGTCGAAGAGCTCACGCGCGCCTTCAAAGGCACCGGCGGCTCTCTGACGGAAGTCCAGGGATGGGAGCACCTGCTCGACCCGAATGCATCTCCCGCCGCGCTCAAGCAAGCGGTGAAGACGGCGGTCAACCTGCTCGCATCGCGCATTGATAGTGTCGGAGAGCAGTACAACAAGGGCATGGGCACCACGTCCGACCCGGTGAAGCTCCTGACACCGAAGGCGCAGAAGCTCTGGCTCAGGCTCAATGGCGGAGAACAGGCGCCGACTCCGGATGCGAGCGGCATTCCGCGACCGACGGTTCCACAGGTCGGAGAGGTAAGAGACGGGTTCAGCTTCAAGGGCGGCAATCCGGGCGACAGGAATAGCTGGGAGGCCGTGCAATAATGGCTGGCCCCTGGGAAGCATTTCAGCAGGCGCCCGCCGCCGACCCGAAAGCAGACGGTCCTTGGTCGCAGTTTCATCCCGAGACGGGTGAGCCGATGTCATGGGGAGATGTCGCAGGTCAGGCGATCAGCAACATTCCATCGAGCGCCTATAACGTGGCGGCCGGTCTCGCGAACACGGTCATGCATCCGATCGATACGGCGAAAGGACTCTACGATGTTGGAAAGGGCGCAGTCTCGAAAGCGGCCGGCGCTCTTGGAGTTGAACAAGACCCAGAAACGAAGACGCAGAACGAAGCCGCGATAAACGCCGTAGGTAAATTCTTCGCCGATCGCTATGGCGGGATGGAGAACTTCAAGAAGACGATCGCGACCGACCCTGTTGGCTTTGCGATGGACCTTTCAACGGTCCTTACCGGCGGCGAAGCTGCGCTAGCGCGGATACCGGGAGCGACAAGGGCGGCGAACGTCGCCGGCAAGACAGCAGAGATTGCGAACCCGGTCGCGCTTGCGGGCAAGACGGCTGCAGGCGTCGCGGAACCCGTTGTTTCCAATATTCTCGGAATGACGACTGGCGCAGGCACCACGCCTATTCGTCAAGCTGCGCGCGCAGGCTACAAGGGAAGTCAAACCTTCGTTGACAATATGCGCGGTAATGTTCCGTTGTCCGACTCAGTCGATATGGCCCAATCGGCAGTCGGGCAGATGCGGCAAGCGCGAAGTGCCGCCTATAAAGCCGATATGGCCTCTGCTAACGCGGCGCCGGGACATGTGGGATATCAGCCGATCCATCAGGCGCTGTCCGACGCGGACAAGATGGTCAATTTCCAAGGTCTCGCCAAAAGCGCAGAGGCCGCAAAAACGCTTGATCAAATAAACGATCTCGTCGGTCAATGGCGCGGATTGAGTACACCCCACACCGTGGAAGCCGCAGATGCATTGAAGCAGGCTATCGGTGAAATTCGGCAGAAGACGCAGCCGGGCACCCTGGAACGCCGCGTCGCGGATACGGTCTACAATGCCGCCAAAGACTCTATCGTTCGGCAGGCTCCCGATTATGCCAAGGTGATGCGGGGCTATTCCGAAGCCTCGGACAAAATTAACGAGCTGACGAAAACGTTCTCTCTCGGTGAGAAAGCGAGCACCGATACCGCGCTCAGAAAGCTGCAATCGACCACACGCAATAACGTCAACACGAACTATGGCGAGCGCTCGCGCCTGCTTGACGAGCTAGCGCAATATGAACCGGATTTGCCGAACGCTCTTGCTGGGCAATCGTTGAGCAGCGCGACACCCAGAGGTATGGCAAGCCGAACGGCCGTTGAACTCGGTGGCGTAGGAGCGGGCGCCGCCGCCATGCACCTCGTCAATCCAGCGTTTCTGGCGTCGCTGCCGTTCTTTTCTCCGCGCATCGTTGGCGAAGGAGCTTACGCAGCCGGTCGCGGCGCAAATGCCCTTATGCCAGTGGCAAGTATGGCGCCGGGAGCGGCGAAGGCCGGTTACGTCGTCAATGCGCTCGCTCAACCGAGTCTGAGGGGCGGCATCGGCCCACGATATGATGAGAACGGGAACCCGCTTTTCTAGAACCGCAAGAGGCGGCCGATCACAGCGCCGATAACGAGGCCAGATAGAAGACCCTTCTGCAGCTCCGGTGACGCGTTTCGAAGCGGTTCAAAAGCGTACCACGCCCCAATCGCTAGCACGAGAACAGCGATGGCCTTGCCAAAGACCTCGGCTATCCTTCCGAACATCTAGGACCCCCGCATGACTGACTCAACCTATGTGCTCCCCCCGGGAGAGCGCATCACAGACGATTCAACCGGTGCTCCGATCTCAGGAGCGACGCTGTATTTCTACGACGCACAGACCACGAACCCCAAAACGGTCTATGCCGATGCCGATCTGACTGCAAGTCTCGGAACCTCGGTTGTCACCGATGCGCTTGGCTATCCAACGTCAAACGGGTCGAACCGAACCCTGATCTACGTCGGGACGGATCGGTACAAGACCATCATTAAGGATGCGTCCGGGAACACCATCGCGACGCATGACGATATCCCGGGAGCGGTCGTCTCGGCCTCTTCAACCGATGTCTCGGTTACAGCCACGTTTCCGGTCGTCACGAAGTCTCTGGCCTATGCCGTTCTGGCTGCCGATCAGAACACCCTGTTCAAGGTCAATTGCTCGTCGGCCGACGTCACCCTGACACTGCCGTCGGCGGTGACCGTCGGTAACGGCTGGTGCATCCGGGTTCAACATGCGGGATCAGCAAATCAGGCACTCCTCGCAACCGTCTCCTCGCAGCTGATCTCCGAAGGGTCGAAATCCTTCTCCACGGGTTATGCCCTTGCTCTGAACGGGGAAGACATCGAGCTTAGGTCGGACGGCGGAAACTGGAACGTCGTCTCGCACACGTCACCCTTTATCAAGGTTGCGCAAGGCGTCATCCCGATCACGGACAGGCTGTCATCGCCTCCAGGATCGCCGCAGCACGGCTCCCTTTATCTCCTGACCGCATCCCCAACGGGGGCGTGGTCGACGTTCGCGCAACACGATATCGTGCAGTATGTCGGAGGCTCGACCGCCTGGGTGAACTTCACCCCGTATACTGATTGCGGATGGACCGTCTACGTCGCGGATGAGAACCTGAACTATCAGTTTCAAGACTCGGCCTGGGTTGTCGAAAGCGCCACGAACTCGTTTGCCGGGACGATCAAGACATCATCGATTGCCGTCCAGAAAACCGGCACGGCAACTGATGCTGCGGTAACCCCAGCAACGCAGCGCTATCATACGGCGCATCCAAAGGCGTGGGGATTTTATAACGGCAGCACATCGACGCTCGGACAGAACTACGGGATTTCCGGCGTGGTGCGCAACAGTACGGGCAACTACACCGTCACGCTTTCGACCGCCATGGCGTCGAGCACCTATGTCGTCGTCGCAAGTGTCGGCGGCAGCAACGCGTTCGTCGCGTATCTCGGGTCCACGTTGAGCACAACGACATTTACAATCGGTATTGTCGACAACAACACGGACGATTCCAAGGACTCGCCGGTTCATTTCGTCGTCTTCGGAGATCAGTGACCATGGAAGAAACCGAGATGGCATATTTCAGGATACCAGCGGACGCTGAATATCCATTCGACCGCCTGGGGAATTTCCGGATCGGTCATGAGCCGAAAGGCGCAATCCAGATCAGCGAAGATGAAGCGCGCCTGCTGCACGACGAGACGACCGCGCGCACGCCAGCGAAACAGCGCAAGACGGTCGAGAGTGAACCGACTGCGGCTCCCGTTGACCTTTCTGATGTCTACGCCCGATTGGACGCCGTGACGGCGCAGGTCGAACGCGTAGAAGGCGCCATGAACGACATGACGGCTGGGCTGACGGGGGAGAAGCTTGGGGGTGAGGAATGAAATCGCCGACCTTTGAACAGATCAAGGACGAGTATTCGCGTCTTTGGGCAACGGCCGTCACTCGTTCCTCGTTCAAGGCTCCTATTGACGCTACGGCGACCAAAATCCTCGCCAACAAAGAGAAATATGAAGCCGTCGGCTCAATGACCAAGGTGCCATGGTTCGTTGTCGGTCTCATTCATCAGATGGAGGCCGGATGCCGGTTCACCTGCCATCTGCACAACGG